TCTTGTAGAGTGTGGCCCCGAAGATTGCATAGATATCCCCTTTCCAGTTGTAGACGCCGGATCCAGCCGCTGCGGTAACGGCGGAGTATTGCAGTAGACCCGGGCGCTTGTAGACCCAGTAGTCACCTTCGCCCTTACCCTTCTCCACGTAGGCGTTGATCAAGCGCGCATCCTTATCCGTAGTCTCGCTACGATTCTCCGGCTCAACTACCAGAGGCATGCGCTTCGGAAGCGCGACGGTTTCTGCTTGGCCCATCATCTAAACCCTCTGTAGGCTGTACTCATCTGGGCATCAGGCGTGAAGCGCGTCGGAGTGTCCTCCACGTCCCAGTCTTCCAGCATTGCTCGATACGCCTGGGCACGCTGCTGGCAACGGTCCATTATAGCTTGGGGCTGGCCCGTGGACAGTTCATCCGCCAGTCCCCAACGCAACGCAATCCTCCACTCGGTAGGGAAGTTCATCGTCTCTGTAAGGGAGATGAAATTCGTCACCTGTTTCTGTGTGATTACGTGAGCAGTACCCGTCGCTGCAGTTGCGTCCGGGACCAACCAGAAGAACACAGGTAACGACGACTGTTGCTTGTTGACGAAGTAGGAATTGATCTGCCCCGTCTGCGTGATTTGGCTCAGCCGAGTGTAGTCATTCCAACTTATAGGAGTCAATGGCCTACGGATTCCGTTCGCGTCACGATAGTATGCGTCGATGATTCGCATAGGCTTAGGCAGGGCTACGTCCCCCGTAGGTGACAGGGTATACGTAGACTGCCCCGCCACTAACGGAATACTGATATCCTCCAGCAACCAGAGCTTTAATCCTTGCGTTTGCCAGAGGTTGATCACATCTTGCAGCTTGCGCATACCCACAACGAATTGCTCGGAGTTAGGAAGTTGCCCTTGCTGCAGCAACCCGGCGTCAAAGTACGCATCAGCGAGTATTGACAGTGGAGTATTGTCGTTGGGGGCTGTCACGTTACACCTCGTACCATTCTATCACGATATCAAAGGCTCCACCCGTCAGCGTAGCACCATTAAGATTGACCGCAAGTTGCTGTGCAATACCCCGCAGAATTATTGCACGTCCTTTATCCCCAAAGTCAAATATTACAATAGGATTGACCACTGACGCTGCCCCACCAACTGGGCTATAGGCACGTCGGAACGTACCAACTACAGTACCCAACGCACCTGGGTTAACCGTGTAAGCCAGCACCGTACCGCTTGCTGCCGCATCCGCTGAGTCATGAGGAACCGCCGTCTGCCCAGTCGACGTACCGCCAGTGTCTGCCGTGCTACGCTTGATCAGCAACACCTCGGCTAAACTAGCCGTAGTCTGTATGCCTGTAACAATTATACGCTGAATGTAGAGTGTCTTGGTAGCGCTGCCCGTGATCGTTGCGATATCAGTAGCTGCAGCGGCCGCCGCAACGTTGAATGCTGCGCTGTAGGTTGCCTGGAATGTCCCGGCATGCCGAGTAGACAAGCCCCCCTCAGTGCCAACCTGTACCTTGCGCCATGGATATACACCATCTGCTATAAAGCTACTGTTACTCCCGGAATCCGCCACACCAATGAAAGTGCTTGTGAATACAGCTGCCGGACTAACGGTACTTCCACCGTTGACTGAAATCATCCCCATGTTCATATTGGACAAGGTGGGAGCCGGATAGGCAATAGACCCTACAGTAACACCGTCAAGTTCAAAGTAAGCACGGGAAGATTTGTAATATACCAAGTAGCGGTGATTTGCAGTATCAGTTGGCTGAACTGCGGCCAGTGATACCGACTGAGTCCGTGCACTACCGGACCACACCACGCCTGACAGTACGCCCGTCGTATCACTCCATTCGAAGCCCACACCATCCAGCATGGGTATGGTGACCGTAGGCGAGCCTGAGGGTACGAGCAATCCGAAGAAGCGATACGCCCCGGTTTTCAGTCCTGCATCAACAGCAATCAACCCATTAGGTGTATTGTACATGTTGATCATAACAGGGAAAGTTGGGACCGTCGTAAGCGACGAATTACCAAGTGCGACAGTTCCGGCACTCACTGTTCCTAGACCGTTCGCTTGTGTTGGAACTACCGAGCCCGCCACTACAAATTTCTGCGTATCAAACCCGGCATCAAAAGTCTCGAAGAACAGAGGACTCGGATCACCTGCAACGCGCAAGTAATTATCAGGGCGTAGAGGTACACCAAGAGAATCGAATCTCTCTATTACCATACTTGAATCGTTAACTCCACCCCCAGGATTTCCATCGCGTGCCATGATTAGCCCCTTCCCTGAATAACTTCAAAATCCGCCGTACCACTAGTATAGGTGATAACGTGAAGACGCGTTGCAATAACGGGAGAACTGAAGTCCCCGCTAGAACTAGCAGCCAGACTAACCATTGCAGCATGAGTGTAGACGCGCATGGATTGAATCCAGCCCGTTCCATTTCCTGCTGTCGGTCCACTGTTAGCTACAGTAACAGTAAAGTTATCAACGTCAACCACTGTAGCAATCTGGTACTCTCCATCCAGCTGCCCTCCTCCATTACCCCATAGCTTAACCCAATCCCCTACACTCCGTCCGTGAGCAATCCACTTCACGTTCAATGAGGTCGTAGTGCGGGTGAGTACGAAATCCTGCCTCAAATTTACAGGATCATTCGGATTATCCATACTATACTCAACTGAGTACGTAAGAGCAGCTCCAGAAGAAAGCACTACGGCTAGCCCAACCTTGAAGCTCGACTGCACTCGGTTAATCATAACCCAAGGGGAATACCCTGCTGCCGACAACCTTTGTGTAATTGGATACATAGTATCTCCTTAAAGGACGGGGCCGAAGCCCCTAGGGTTATACGGCGACAGGGTTAAGTAAAGCGGACTTGTCGGCTGCACCTGTGATGGAGCAGTAGTTCTGAACGAACCCGAGCTTGGTGGAGACTGGGGCCAGTAGGCCAGTGGCTGCAAGGTGCCAGGAATAGTTGTCGTACACCAAGCCCGAGCAAGTCGTGGCGGAACCGCTGAACAGTTCTCCTGCGGTAGTGCCAGTGTTCAAACTATACGTGCGGTTGCCGTAGCATTGCAGATTCTGCACTGCATTCGCACCCAGCGCAAAGCCCAGCGCAATGTTGTTGTTCGCTGCTTTGTTACTGATGAAGTTTCCCGCAAAGGTCAGTCGATCAATGGCAGCACCGATTACTACAGCCGTGTTAGCAACAGGAGGTGAAGTCAGATTCCGGTAGACACGATTGTTCGTGAAGCTTAGGCCATCACTCTGATTAGCAGTCGTTCCGCCGGTGTAGCAAGCAATGAAGCCGAGCGTAGCGGACGAATCCCGGAACTCGCAGTTCTCGATTGCGAAGTTTTGGGCCACGACTGTATTGGCATTACTGAAGGCCGTTACAGTAAACGTTGTCGCCATCGTGCCGAGGAACAAACAGTTCTGAATTGACATGTCATTCGCAGCTATGGCGATGGTACTGGCAGCCGCTGAGAACGAGAAGGTTGGGCGGGACGCTCCAGCTCCGAGTCCAACCACCGCCACGCCTGCCATGTTCATGTTGATAGCTGCAGCCGTGGCAACAGTCTCAGCATGTCCAGGGCCGACGAAGATAATATCTCCACGGCCAGCGACGCACATGCTGATCGCATAGTTCAGTGTAGCGAAGGGGGAGAGGAAGGTTCCCCGATTACTGTCTGAGCCGCCGCGCTCTTGCGGATTTAGCGAAGTACTGTTACTAACGAAGAATACCTGTCCTGGCTGCATCTGCAGCAGTGGCATACCACGCACGGACAAGCCATTAGCAAAACCTTGGGGGAAATTTGTGATCGACATTTGAAACTCCTAGGGGCCGTAGCCAAGATTACCTTACCGGAACTGCCGGTCCAATCGGGAAGTGCCGACACACCGGAGGCTTAAACCTTCGACAATACGCGCGGGTTATGATGAGATAATCCACGCGTATTAACTAAGCCTTAAGGCCCATTGCTCCCGTAGATCCCGCGAGGATCGGTACAGCCAACGCTCAGGCGCATGTAGCTCGCCGCCTTGGCGTTTTTAGTATCAAAGTCGTTGTCCCGGTCGAACATCGGCTCATCTCTCCAGAAGAACGTCATGCCATTCGGAGCATTCGTGCGAATGAACCAGGCATGTGGAGAGGTGAAGTAATGATTCATCTTGATGCCGTCGGGGAACGCATTCGTCGCCTTCAGCACGTTGATGTCATTGTTCGCTGTCCCTGCTTGCAACACCGACTGCAGGATACGGTTCGCGTTGTACCACTCCTGGCGGGAGATATGCAGCGACTTCGGCATGATGTTGATCAGTAAACCCGTGTCGTTCTGTGCACCCATGATCTGGATAGTGAGATCCTCCAGAGCAGCTTCGGACAGATCGGCCGCCGGGCTCAGCGCATTGCTGAACGTACCACCAGTGGCATTCACGTGACTTGTGGAGATCAACGAAGCAGCGTCAGCAGTAGTGAAGTAAGTTGTAGCGAAAGCATTGTTGTACGGAAAAGCTGCAATGTTCTCCACCGTCTGGTTCATCGAGAAAGCGTTTGCTTCAGCACGACGTGTTGCCACTTCTTTGTACTGATTATCTCGCAGTTCCTCGAATGTCACGATATAGCCCAGGGCATAGGCCACGTGGGTATAGGTAGACACCACACCTTGCAGTTCCCCGTCGTAAGTCACCGGAGCACCCTGGGCCTTGACCGGAGCCAAGCCGAAGGGTGTGACTTGCGCGCCCTGTTCATACGCCCTGTCAGAGCTCTTGACCTCGTAGAGATCAGTGTACTCCTTCGCGTGTTGGTCATAGACCTGGCCCCAGGTCGTAAAGATCCCGGGCCACAGAAGTTTCGGGTGTGAACCCGTATTGATAACGCCACCAGCCATGGTAGATTCTCCTTGTTAGACGCCAGCGGCGCCAGTGCCGGAGCCAAGCTCGTGCACGTTGATTTTCACGAGATGCTTGGCATAGGCACCGAAAGCATTGCCTTGGCGACGCACCAGACCCATGAGGCGGAGTTGCAGCGTAGCTGTGGTAGCCGCTGTTGCATCGGTAGTACTAGCGAGAGTCCAACCGGAAACATAACCGTTACCAGTGCCCAGTACGGAGATCTGATTCAGTCCTATTTCCGTTGCCGCCAGGGCCGTCCCGTTTGCATGCTCCTGGATCTCAAAGATCACGTTCGGGTCATCCACAACCATAGCGAACCAATCGTTGGTAGTAGCGGCCGCAGGGCGATACGTGATATCCAGATTCGAAGGATTAGCGATCAAGCCTTCCTTCGTACCTAGCCCCACGATCACGCCGCGAAGAGCGCCGGTGGCAGCCCCCAGGATAATCCCTGGAACACCGTCAGCATTGGCCGCTCCACTGGAGATCACAGGATCACCGATGTAAAGTGCGGTAGCATAAGCCGCCGCGATAGAGTAAAGCCGTGCCTGGCCACTCCACTCAGCACCGTTGAGGTACTGCACTGGAGCAAACCCAGACGGCCGATTTGCATTTGCCATAAGAATCTCCGTTGGTTAAGCCCTTGCGGACTTGCGTTTAAAGAAGTCGGGAATCTGCGTCCGTGACTTATCCACGTAGCGGTGTTGGGTGTCACCTGCGCGATCATTTTCTGCCCCAATCATACCGCCAACAAGTGAATCCCTCACTTTCGTATTCCTATCCTCGATCAGTTGTTGGTCGTCTTCCCACCATTCCTGGCGGATCTTCATCAAGACTAGACGCACCGGCTGACCGTCTTTCCCTACCTCTTGCCCGGAGACAATGCTTACTAGTGAGCCCATGTCCGTACTGCCACTGGCAGCCGAGTCCCCGCCCAGGGACACGTTGTTTGTTTTCACTTCCCGCTCGTCCACGAATTCGTAGCCGCCGTCCATTGCGCGCTGGAGACGCTCGGGTGTGCCCAGGAACCAATGCTGGTGGTAGCCAGGGATTTCAGGTACTTCCAGTCGCTGCACGGGCACGGACATAGGAATCCGTTTGCGCTCTGCGCTAGTCGTCTCCGCGCGGGATGCTGGGTTGATTTCTCTAAGTGCCATTTCTATTCTCCAAAGTATAATTCTGCGTAGCGGCTCTGCCACTCGCCCTTGGTTTTGTATTTCTTTCCGTCCCCGACGAAGCGCCGAGCGTCGAGATCGCAAGCTGCCCGGGCTTCCAAAGGCATGGAGGCGTAGCCCTTGCCGCGAGGCGCAGAACTTCCCGAGTCTCCGCCGCGACCACCTTCCACCTTGTCGCTTCGAGGTTCCTGCGTAGTGCCAAGTTCCTTATCCATCTCCGCCCTCACTTTGTCGTAAAAAGCGCGGCCATTGGCGGTCTCGCCGGATTCCCGAAGTTCTCCCGCGATAGCCAGGGCCATCGCCGTCCTGCGCTTGTTCGTTCCAAACCAAGGATTCTCACGGTTCCACTCTACCATGTCCGCTGGGGGAGTGAAAGGAACTTCAACAGCTGGAGTCACTGCAGGCTTGACCACAACCTTCTCTGGTTCCCTTAACTGGGTAAGCTGATCCGTAAGTTCCGCCACGCCGGTATGATCCCCTGCTTCCGAGGCGGCCGCCAGTTGCGCTTTCACTTGCAGCCGAGCAGTCTCAACCGCCTTCTGCGTAGCGACCGTATGCCGCTCTTCCATCTGAGCGATGGCGTCTTGTGCCTGCCGAAGTGTCGCAGCGGTTTGCTGCGACTGCGCCTTCAAGCCGTCGAGTTCCGTATGCAAGCGCTTGTTCTGCTCGCGGACGATGGGCAGGACTTCATTCCCACGCTTGATGTACAGGTCCGCGTCAACGAAACGCTCCGGGTCCCCTCGAAAACGCGAAGGAGGAATCCAGCCCATAGCTTCCGCTTCACGCTGAACTTCCACAGGTACTGAACTTTCAACAACGGGGGTGTCTTTATCAGACATTTTCAACCTCCTTGTGCGCAGTTGCATATACCTTCATTTCGGCTTTACGCATTTCGGGGTCTGCCTTATAGCGAAGGCTAGCACGTGCTTTTACGCAGCCGCTACAAGTCCATTTATTACTTGCGTAAAACATATCGTTAGATAACTCTAAATGGCAACGACTACAAGTTTTCATCTGTGTCACCTTCATGGGTTATAGCGCAAAACACATCACGGTCATTAACCAATCTGTACATTTGCCCATCCGAGGGACCCTTGGCCATAAACCCGGCGAACTTCGTCACCAGGACCTTATCGCCCACCTTCGCCCGCGGGCAAGGCTCGTCATGCCAGGCACTCGGCCCGACTTCTACCACAACGGCACGGTTATCTACCATGCTCATCCGGCCCTGCACAGAGTCCGGCAGCACGATTTGCGCCCCGCGGCGCTCCGGCTCATACAGTTTAATCAGAACTGCTACGCCCAGCGGCGCGAGTCCCGAGATGTTTTTACTCATCTAGCTCTCCTTTAAATGTCTCAAAATCAAGATCTTGCACGAATGCATATCCCTTGCACGTACCGATGTTTCCCACGTTCACGAGTGCCGTTGCCGACGACTCCCAATCGGTGAAACTACCACCTTCCCAAGCTTGCCGCAGGGCTTCCCGCTTGCCTGAAAGGATTTCCATCACAGCCAGCGTCACTGGATGAGACTTCCATTCGTTGAATATATCTTCACTGCAGTTCATACTCATTTACTTGCTCCCATGCGGGCAGTTACTGCACCCTGGATACCTATATGATGATCCGACTGGATCTTCGTCATAGCCAGAAGATGTTCTACCCGAGTGTTAATCTGTTCATTCTCAGCCCGCACTCGCGAAATCTCTGTGTTGATGATGGCCACCTGCGCATAAGCCTGTTCTGTCTGAGCATTCGCCGCTTCGTTCTGGGCCTTGGCTTCCAGTTCAGTGATCTTCGCGTTGTTGAGGCGCTGTTCTTCCTGCAGGGTAATCGTGAACTTCTGCATTTCTGCCTGCAACGCCTTGTCCTGTTCGGCCAAGCGCCCTTGGATTTTCGCCTTCTCGATCGTAAGTTTCGGATCTTCCGGCGATTGCTGCCCGTCAGTTCCTTTAAACACTTCGCCGATCGCATCAACCCGCAACGCCTTAAGATAACGCCGTTCTACCGCATCTTTATCGTAGCCAGGAGTAGACGCCGCCGCCTGCTTCAGCGCTCCCGCCAATTGCAGCTTCATTGTCTCACTCGTCACGTTAGGATCAGCCACCGGAGATATCTGATCCAGCCCAGCACTGTAGTCTTCCCGCGTAGCGCCGAAGGCCTGCGGCTGATCTAGCGGCAGGAACATTGAGTTCAGTTTATACAACTTCGTGAACTCCGCCTTGCTCGACCTCCACACTCGCTTGAATATCGCTGTGTAGATTTTCTGCCCCATCTCTACCATGGTCTGCATAGAACTGGCAGGAGTATTCTGCCCGGGATTCTCCCCGACGCTGATATCCGTAGTTCCGCTAACCCGACTGGTGTAGTTTATCAATAACGAGAGTAGTTGAAAAAGTACATCCGAGGGAGCGTTGACGGGAAGTGGGTATATAGACTTACGTAAATCATCACCAGTTGAGTCAACTCTCTTCCACTCGAATGGAGCCATTGTGTAGACCCCACCCCGGATCTTGGCACCGCGGCCGAGAAATCCCCCAGCCGTGGTCTGCATCGTCCCACTATCCAGCAGCATATTAACTAAAGAGTTAACGGCCTCGTTAAGTGGTCCTAGGAAGACGCCAAAGCCAATGTCATAGATTCCTCCGTCAGGACTAGGTATGAATGTCTTCTTGGTGAAGTACTCCATCGCCTTGATGCGTATGATTTGGCCCTTGCGGGCTCCGCCTGCGACACGCTCCACATCAGTCTCAGCCTCAAACCGCGTCACGATGCGCAGGACATACTTCGAACTTTCCTCGAAAGTAATAATATAAGGCTCGGCGTAACCGTCTCCATCCAGGTCAAGGTTACAGTGTTGCTCTAAGATGAGCAGAGGTGTAGTGCTATCCGGTGGAGGTGGGGTTACACCTTGCCTATTATCTTGTTCAATCTGCTGTATGGACCGCTTCGGGGCTGCAGTGCCGACGTACCAGCCCTCTTCTAGACAGTCCCTGTACACGCCGCGAAGAACCTTTTCGTGAATCTCATTACGAAACATCAGGAGTTTGTGAGTCTTCCTCGGGCACTCTTCAACCGACTTCGCCCAGTAATCCAACACAAGGTCCTTGGCCATTACAAGTTCACTGGTGTTGTGGCCAAGGGACGCAGAGTAATACGATTTCTTAAAGTTCGTGCCGACGATGCTGAGATTTAGAATCGCCTTATCTTCCTGCTCTTCCCAAGGGGCATCTTGGTACAGCAGCTGCCAGGACATATGCCGACTCACTCGCTCGGCCCGGGCCACTGCTTCAGGAGTTCCGCCGAAGCTCGTACACTTCACAATGTCCGAGCCGTTGATGATTGCAGGATACGCCCGCGCGTGGAACTGCATAGCTGCAATGGTCACCAGTGGAAATGCCACATTAGCGCAGCCGGGCCAGGGGAAGTTCTTGTCCTTTGATATCTGCAAAGCCAGGTCCATCCCGGCCTCATTCCGCTTGAGCCAGATGGCCCGAGAGAATTCATCCGAGGTATAACCCTGATGACACTCACTCCCTATATGCGTCAGGTCTTGATCGCTGAATCGTTCGCACAGATTCGCCGCGACGATCGCCCGCTTGTCCAGGGTGAACTCAGTTTCTAGGTTAAGCATCAGTACCCCGTCACTTGTGAACGCCCGTCAGCGCCGGCCTTTGGCCTATTCCAGAAACCCTTCTCCATCTCCCACTCGTCTTCTGTGTAGAAATCCTCCGGCTCCGCCTGCGCGAGGTCGTCGAATCCGCGGCTGAGCAGCGCTGCTGCGTCGAATTGGTCGTCCAGAGTCGCTTGAGCTGTTCCTGAAAATCGAAGATTCTCCTGCTCGAAATCTGGATACCATGCAGCTTTCTTATCAAAGCGACACTGTCCTGCGCGCATTCGCCTCTGGTACGGGCGCCCCCGCGTACCCTTATCCTTCACCGGCAGAATCGCCTCGAAATTTATGCGGATATCCCGCACTTGCATCTCACGATACACCATGGCCTTGACTGACTTCCAGATCACTCCGTCTTCCACCCAGAAGACTTCAGGATTCCAGCGAGTCTGTATGTTAAACATCTCGTCAATCCACTCTGTTGGGTCCCAGCGGCCCTTACGTACGTCGACATGGTGAAGAAGATTATTAACGTCCTTCCCTCCGACAACAAAGGCAGTGCGGTTAGCTGCGTCAGCCCGGGAAACTGCAAAGTCCGCGGCCGCGCAGATGATTTTGTCCGAATCGTAATCATCCTCGTTCATAGGAAGGAAGTCCGCCTGTTTCAAAAACGCGTCCGAGTGATCCAGGGGATTGTTCAGGAACTCCTGCGAGTACCCAGCGGAGTCACCATCCTCGATGAACTCCTGCCGGCGTGCACGAAGCTGCTCCTCCGTCCAGCGCTCTGGCCAGAGCAGCTCGGAAAAGTCGTCGAAACTCTTATGCGCTGAATAGAAAAGATGCTTCCAGGTGCGATTCTTGCGCAGACGATTCAACAAGGAATCGTCATGCAATACTGTTCCGTGCACACGAATTTTCCCAGACTTGCTTAAAGCCTGCTTAGCAGCGCGGAAGAACCAAATCCGAAACTTCTTCCGCCGCTCCGGGTTAAGCACCTGCTCGTCATCTTCAGCGTCATCGCATACTAACAAATTAGGGCGTTTACCCTTCCATAGGCGCCCACGAATTCTTTGCTCTGCGCCGCGGGCTAGAATGCGAAACTTATACCCATCAGTCATTTCACAGATGACGTCAGTTGTAGCTGTGCGTAGCATACGCTTGACGCCAAATTCCCGTATCAAATCTTCATTTTCCACCAACTCTTCAGAGATATTACCAAGTTGTTCTGCTGCGCCATCCTCCGTTGAGCCAACCAGGATAACGTAATCAGACACGCGAAAAAGTACTGAAGCAAGTATGAAAATCATACTCAACGCAGTACTCTTTGCATGATCCCGCGGCGCTATAACCATAGCAGCTTGAGCATCCGATGAATATAATTCCCAAGCTTCCCGATGAAATCTAGGCGTAGGACATTGCTGATCGTATTTAGGACTAATAAAAGTCCCTGCAAACGACTCTAATAGATCGGCGGTGAGTTGAACCGTGGCCATACTACCCCATTATCGAGAGATAGCCCGAACGGCTTCTAGTCTTGCTCAGAGAGCTAACTGTAGTCGCTGTAAGCAGATACGTCACGCCGGCCACTCCACCTACTACCGTTTGCGTGGCGACGGCCCCTGAGAAGCTGGCCGCGCCCGCGAGAACCCCTGATGGCGTTGCGTCTGCCCCAGAGTAAACAGTTGCTGTAACGCTTCCGCTTGCGCAGGTTTCACCAACGGCGTAGTCCGACGAGAAGTCGAAGGAGACTGCAACAGTCTCGCTTGTTGTTTTGGCATTGAAGATACTCCTGGAAGCCATTGTCAAGATCCGGTTAGCACCCACCGCCCATCTTGAATCGCATCCGCACTGGCTCCGCGTCGGTAGGAGCGAATTGGTTCTGCGCGTTAACTCCCCGCACGCCCTTCAGGTCGCGTGAGACGAACTTCCCGCCTTCGTTATTTCCGCCAGCCATGCGAGGCGCCTTGGCCATACCCAGAGTCTTACCTGTAGGTATCGCTGCGGGCTTTCCGCTAACCGCCTTATCCGAGTCGTTAAACATCAATCACTCCTTGGTTATCCACCACACTACGTACCTTCGACTGCAGATCAATCAGCCGATTCGCCAAGATCGCCAAGTGGTCCTGGGAGTGAATCACCGGAGCCGCATTCCCGCCAACCCCGATCGCCTTCGCCCCCAGTTCTACCGCCCGAAGCACCACGTTGTCACTGACCGTCGGCGCTTCCAGCTTCTGCTTCAGCCGTTCCAGGGAGAGCAGGGTGATGCCCTTGAACCTCTCCTCCACCGTGGCCACGAGCACTGGGTCGCAGATCTCAGATCTCCGCGCCGCCATGGCCGCCTGCCATGCGTCACTGGCCATCACGTTGCTAACCCACCCTACCGAGTACCCATATCTGGCAGCCAAGTCATTCTGCGTGCACCGGGGAGTGGCTATAATATAGTCAATCATGTCTGCATGACTATAATTCATCTTCGCCACAACACCCATCGTAGGCGCCTGGGCCTTCGCCCCTGCCTCCAGAATCTCTGCGAACTCATCCATTATCGAACCCTTTCTCGTGACCCTCAGAACCCCACGTCCATCACGCGCCACGGACGTTAGACGCGCTTCCGGAGAAAAAGTTCCATCCATCCCGCCCCCTCCCGGGAAATTCGCCCGGCCTCTCCCCCATCCCCGCGCGACTTATCCCATCATAATCCGCGCGGACTCTAATTCCGCTAGAAATTTCTCAGGGTGCATTTATGATTTTTTCGCGAAGATTTCTTTTGCCCCCACCCACCTTGATTCGTGGCTGTATCGCAACAAGCGGGGTAACCGGGGAGGGAACGGGGATGCACCGCGATGGAGCATACACTGGGTTGGTGCGTTTGAATTGGGTCAGGTTTATTTATTGATTGATTGAAAATACGTGGAACTTTTTTAACGGGCCATTGTCCAATGCATATGGTTGATGATTACATCGCCTGCACCGAACGGGCCAGCCGTATTTTGGTAAGCGATGCAAAATAAACGGAACTTTCCGGCGGGCTCATTGTCCAATGATTGTATAATGTGGTAGTTGGATTGCGGGCATTGTAAAACCCTGATTGATACCGCGTGACGGGCGGTATTGACCAGCGCTTTGCTGGGTTTATTTAAAGAGGCTCAATTATGAAAAAATCAATCAATGCGGTGGAACGTACCGTTACCTTTACGTTCGAAGGGCTGGAGCCCGTGACGTTGCAACTGGGTAACGTGTCGCAGGCTAATGTCACGTATGCATCGCTGCATGGGTTCGTGGCGCGGATCGGAGATAACGCGGCCATTGCGAAAACGGCGGAGAATGGATTTAAAGTCACCGAGGCCATGCGCCGGGCGGAGGTAGAGGCAATGGTGAAATTCTATGAGAACGGGGATAACGTGGACTGGAATATGCGGGCGGCGGCGAAAGCGGCGCCGTTCAATCCGACGATCCAAGCCATTGCGGACAAGCTCGGGAAGTCGTCTGCCGAGGCCATGGCTTGGTATAACGCGAAGCTCATGGCCGAGCTGGATACGATGTAATCGGGCGGCGGGGAAAATGGGGTCGAGGGCGGTGTGGTATACCATGCCGCGGGTCTGTATTAACCGCGCGAGGTATGATGGAATAACCTGCGCATGATGGAGAATGAAATGACAATCGCGGAACTAATCGAACAACTTAAAACAATGCCGAGCCACGCTCGCGTGCTGGTAGTATGCGAAGACGGGGAAACCCTGGCAGACCCGAGGTACTTGGGTATCTACGGTAAGCCGGAGGACACGGGTGCGGATGGCGAGGAGTTTATCGTATTCGCCCCAGGCGAGGAGACTGGCATCTGCTAACGTAGGGTCGAGGATGGTGAAAGCATCCTCCGCCGTGCGATGTTGCACGATTTGAGCAGAGGCACAAAATGAACGAGATTATTGATCAATGGCTGGAGCATCGGGCACGAATGCGGGTGCTGGGAGCGTTTCCGCTCTCCCTCCACCGGTTCGCCACGATCGTCCGAGGGCTGGCACAATGACCGCCCGGAACGAGGCCGAAGCGCACCAGCACCTGTCCGCGGCAGCGGAGGCGCAGGATGCGGAGAGGGCGCGGTGGGTGATGGTGCTCGGCGGGCGGGCGGCGGGAAAATGCCCATACGTGGCCGGAATGGCCCCGCCACGCGACGAGCGGCGGACGGGCGAGGGGTACATCCACCACGACCGTTAACGCAACGTGGGGCGATTGAATCACGCGCGAACGTTCGAGGCCTTCGGGCCTTTTCCTTTTTCGGTTTATGGAACTAATTCGGCAGTTCGTTGTCTAACAACACATCACCATGCAATGTCCACTCGCACACCCACACCTACCGGGGTTTCCCCGGGATTTTAAAAGGGAGTTCTAAGTTTATTTATAGTTTTTTTTTTCTTAACTCTATCTAAAAACGAGAGCCCTTTTGAGGGCCCGGAACGTGGAGCTATGCGAGTGAGCGGCGGTGTTGATTGTGTTGTTTGTTTATTTTAAGGAATTATTATGGGAACATTAAAGGACTTGGTGCCTTGGGGCTATGCGCCGAAGACGTGGATGCAGAATATGTGGCTGCAATACAAGCTAACGCGGGAGGGCTGGCTGAAGCTATGGGAGCGACAAGGCGCAACCTGCGCGGGGTGTGAAGAGCAACTGGCGCATCCTTTTATTCGTGATATGAATAAGGAGGGGCTGAAGCCACAAATTGACCATAGACATCGCTGGGTTGACGGAGTAGAACAGCAATGCGTGGCGGAAGATGTGCGGGGACTGCTTTGCGGGGAGTGTAATAGATTTCTTGGACTTATCCAGGACAACCGGAAGCTGATGAAGAATCTCACCGCTTACCTTGAACAACATGGAGATTACTGAAATGGATACACCAAGCCTGGGCAATGCGCCCTTTGGAAGGAATAATCTGAGGCGCGCGGTGTTGACTGCCTCGAAGGTGCAGGAGATGAGGGCGCTTTATGGAAGGGGCCATGTGACACAAGGGCAGCTCGCGAGGGACTACGGGGTTTCGGTAGTACAGGTTGGGCGCATCGTTCGAGGGGAAGTCTGGCAAGGGCTCGGGCCACAGCAGGCGGGAGCGGAGGAACTAGAAGCCTCAGCGCGGAGATTGATGGAGCTGCAGGAATCGCTTGCGGGACCCAGTGCGCCGGTGGAAGAAGCTCCGAGTGGCCTGGCGAAGCTCAGCATGGTCGCGTCGAAGTTCGTCACGCCGGAGATGCTGGAACGGAAGAAACAATTGATTGGAGGGGAATGATGGAAACGCTTAAGAATCAAGATCTCCCAAGGCATCTGGCCAACGTGGTGATGAAGTATGGGAGGCCAATGGTCGCGCTTGTGTTTGGAGCGGGACTGGGCTCCGAAGCGACGAAGGTGCTTGGGCAGCTAGCAGAGTGCTCGCGTGACGGAGCGGTGCTGCACGCAGTCCGCGTCCTTGCGCAAGTGTATAACGAAACCTCAACTGCGTATGCAAAGAGCCAAGGCTGGACAGAGGGGATGCTGGCAGAATGCGACAGAGATATCCAACTCGCCTTCTCCGCGCAGCTCGTCCGGGTGGATGGCGGACTGCTGGGGTTGCAGTGAGCCAGCAGGAGATCGATGCGCGGGGAAACCTTTGGCTGCTCGACTACGCTACCGATGCGGAGCTTGTGGAAGCGGCGGCAGAACGCGTGAAGGAAGGCTGGGAAATCTGGTTGCTCGGTGTGAGTGAGGCAACGGGGCTTCCGGGTGGCGTGCTGACTCGAAGGAAGAGCGCAAACCCTGTGGAACTTTTCGGAGAAGGTGGCGTCTAAATGGGCGCGGGTTATGATGGCATAACGCACGCGGTGATTAATCAACCAAACGAGGCTATTATGAATAAGCAAATGACACAGTGTCCAAGCAACTGGGATAACCGGGTAGTGGCGAGCTGGAATAAGCCGGCAACCCCAAAGACTCCCCCGAGCGCTCCGACGGGACTGCGGATGCACCAAGCGAAGCTGCTGGAAGCCGTCGTCCAAGGCGGTGTGAGATGAGTGAGCTTAAGCGAGTGTTGATGGCACGGGATGAGCTGACCGCAGCGCAAGCCCAGGCGCAGATCGACGAGGCGAAGCTGGCTGTGCGAGAAGGGGCTGACCCAGCGGAAGTGCTGGAGGAGATGTTCGGCCTGGAACCGGATTATTTCTTTGCCTTGCTGGATTAGTACCTTTGCTGGAGGGAGTGACAGTCCCTCCACCAGCTGGCACTGTGCGAGTGAACGGAAGGCTCATTATGGCAAAGATCACAGAGGAAGAACGCCAGGCGTACCGAGCGGAGTTGATCCGTCGCGGGATACCTGAAGTCTACGCGGAACTGGCAGCACAGGCAACGACAACTTCGCTTGCGCGCATCGGAAGCTCTAAGTATTTAATCACCGGCGCTTTCTGCGGGGGAGAGACAGACC